AGGCGTTCATCTTTGTATGATTTCTTCTCTTGAGGTGCATTCTCTAGTTGAACAGCACCAAGAAGTTTATCTAGTGAGTTGGTTCTTTTTAACGTATCTAATGACATTTAAGTCTCCTTATGTTAACGTATGTTTTTGTTTTAGTTCTTCGTATGTTAAATCTGTTCCAACCTTATAGAACTTTACATTAGGGAAATCCCTCTGTACCATTCTAAATTGGTTATCCCAGTTAATCGTGTTAAATCCACGACTATTTTCGGGTAGATAATGATTACTACCCTTATACACGTTATTTACTGGCTTGTGGTAATCGTTACCATCAAACCCTAACATATATATTTCTGTTGCACCATACTTACAAGCAAGATATAGTGCGGTATTCCCAGCTGACCATCCTTTAGGATAGTCGATGTTAATTACTTTGTCATTGTATTCTTCAACCCAAGTAATATATAATCCAACGTCTTTTTCAGCTTTTATTCTAAAGTCTTCTACATCCAAGTCTGGATTGTGTTGAAGCATTTCTTGTAAATTTGCCTCAACAGTTTCTTTAGTTTTACCTTGTACAACACAAGAGCTTCTACCTTTTTTTCGTGATTCATATACTGGATCATCCCAACCTGCTATTATTGCATCTGGTGCAAATTCTGTAGGTAAGACTTCCCAATCAGCAAACCAACATTTGTTCTTCATTGGATAGTCTGATTCATAAACCTCTTGTTGTATAGGATAGTCTATTACAACCAAATTGTCAAGGGTAAAATCGCGATAAGCTGCATTACACCCCCAAGTGATAAATTTGTCACTATCTATCGGTTGTCTTGGTCTTGACTCTCCATTACCATATACTATGTGTTTATTCAACTCTTAGTGCTTCCCAAGAAACAGGAAACAATTCTTTTGCTTTTAAATCAATCATCTCTGCAATCAATTGTGTTTCCCATTGTGTATCTGGTTTACATCTCAGATTACACACACGAGCAAAAGCCATCAATGTACCACTCCAATACCATTCAGTATATAAGTTCTGTGGTAATACCATACGAGCCATCTCTGGTGCAACATTTGCTTTCAATAGATTGTTGTATGTTTCCTTTACATACTCCATTGTACTACTGATACTATATTCAATGTATTCATCCCAAGAAGAACCTTGTTTCTTATCTTCTGCCTTTAGTCTCCAGTTTTTTGGAATATAAAACTCTGGTTCAGTGTCAACATAACGTCTACTGACTTCGTTCCAGACTAATCCTACTTGATGCTTGACAAGTTGTCGTGCAACAAATATTGGAGCTTTGATTCTAAATTGCATGGAAGCATGACCAAAGGGACTCCAATGGTCATGCTTAGCTAAGTAAGATATAAGTTTTTTGTCAGAGTCCTTTAAAATACTTTTGCCTGTACTGTGATCAATTTTACCAGAGTACGAACTTTCTTTATCAAAGGATACACGGGCAGCGTTTACAACAGATAAGTCGCTGCCCATATGATCAATGAGTTGTACGTTCATTGTACCTCTTTTTTTGATCTGGCGCTCTACGAGTGGGACGATACCCCTTAGGCCACTCTGGTGTCCTAGATGCAAGTTTCTTACATCTTTCCCTAAGCTCCTCATTGTGCTTAGTTAACTCTGCACAATCGTATTCAAGTTCTTTGATACGATTTTTGAACGTCAAAGATTCTAAAGCATCCCATGTTGCATTTTTTTCTTTTTCAGTAGACATAAACTTTTTACTCCTTATATAGTTTATTATGTTATAGTGTACATGATTCTTGAAGCAATGTCAAGAACTAAATTGGCAATTGTGCTTGTCTTTCAAGATAATTTAGTTCTCTTGCATTGGCCTCAATCTTCTCTTTAAGACCTTTAGTGATAAGTCTACCAACTGTATCTGGCTCTATATTATTAACAAAACAATAATCTAACACAGCGTCCATGTGTGATATTTTTTTATCTTTTGCTATATGTTCTATGTTTAGAGAGAATTTCTTAGCAGTTTGTACCGTTTCGCTATTTAAATTAGTATCATTACTATTCATAATTTATGTCCTATATAAGTTTAAAAAAAGTGATGGGATTCTGTTTCCACGTTCCCATCGGACGCATCAGCATTATGCCGCTAGGGCGTAACCTGTAGGTGCAAAGTTATCGTTTGCGTTTGTAGTGTTTGACCAATTACGCAGTCACCCGATAGTTCTACTCGCCTCTATACTTGTCAGTCGATCCTAGTTCGCCCCCATCATAATTACTTGCCTAGATATTTTACTCTATCTTTTTCTTTTTGTTCAATCCAGTTTTTAATCCAAATTTTGATAAAGTTAAACATATATTTCTCCAAGTAATTATGGTGGAGGCGTTGGGTACTGCCCCCAAGTCCTGTCCAATTGTCGAATTGTATTAACAAACTATACTCTATTTATATCATACATTCGTTCTAATGTCAAGGGTTAAATTTAATATCTATATCTTTTTCTTGAGGTGCTGGTTTAAAATCACTACCAGTTGCTATAATACAAGCTTGTTTTAATTCAGATGCAAATTCTATCATTGTCCAAGTTTTTGTTTCCATATTGACACTCAAAATATATGATACATTTTTGAATGTACCTGTTGGGGTCAAACTTTTTCCATATAACATAAGAAAAGGTATTTCACGATATACTTTAGCTTGATGAGTTACTACCTCTTTTGGTTCAGCACATTGTACAGGTTTCTGTAACCAATACGGTTCAGCTGACACACTAGACAGGCACCCCAACAACATCGTTATTGACAACATTAACTTTTTCATTTTTCTGTTTCCATTCTGCAATGGCATCAGTCAATAAAGGTAAATAGTCTTTTTTATCCTTAACAAATTCCTGACACACACCATCTGCTGTTACAACCAATATGCAAATCTGATTGATCTCAATACCAGTTCGTTCTTCAAACATTTCTGCATAAGCAGATGCCTGAATGTAATAGGATTCGTTGTAACTATCTTGCCGTTCTTTTGTTGATGTCTTAAAGTCAATAATAGACAATACGCCATCAAACTCGGCAATACAGTCGACTCTTCCTGCTACTCCATACTTATCACTATAAAGACCAGCTTCTTGTGAATGAATATTATCAATACGATCTAATAACTTATCTCTTAGTTGAGTAAACAATGCATGTGGTAAAAACTTTTCTTTGTGTTTTTCCATATTCTCATTGTTTAGATAGTCTTCACACATATGATGGACAGCAGTGCCTCTTGCAGCCGCTGTCCTTGCAATGTAATTCGCCACTTCTTCACCAACACGTTTTCTCCATTCAAACAATCCTTGTTTGTTTCTAACAGAAAGAACTGTTGTAATAGATGGATACATATTTCCATCTGGTGTTTTGTATAGTCGTATTCCGTCTTTATTTGTCGCTTTAATATCCTGTAACTCTACAGGTGCATGATTAAATTTTTTCATATTATTTTTACGCCATTTCCAATGCAGATGCAGTAGTTTCTTCTACTCTACGAGTCCAACCTCTACCAAACGTATCAAATGTACCAAGACTTTCATAATACTCTTGCCTTGATGATTGATAGCCTTCGATTGCTGATTCTAGTCCAACTTCTTCAACGTAATTGTGAACGGCCTTTAAAGTGTTAGGGCCGATGCCACCGTCAACAGTAGTACCAATCAATTTTTGTAGATACTTTGCACTACGACTTGGGCCTGCATTTACAGCAAAGTCAAATACACATAGGTCTAGCCCACTTGGTAAATCATCACATTTACAACGATCCCAATAGTTCTTTTGATAGATAGGAGCAACATCTTCGACCAACAAGTCTGTCATGTCTTTCTCTCCACCCCATTCTTCATATACCCTTTTCGTTACGCCAAGATTAGTCTCGCCGCCTGGATCTTTAGGATGATTTACATATCCACCTTCGTGATGTAGTATCATTTCTAAACAGTGTTCATAGTTATCTTGCATTATTCTATCCCCATTCCTAGTTTTGTTTTTTGTATAAGATAGTTTCGCACAAATCCTGAGCGAACTATATCTCCGATGTCAAATTCTACACAATTAAATTCTTTCATTTCTTGTAGAATCTGTAAGAAATTCATTAATCCATTTCTTTCATTTGTTCTTGTTAAATCAGATTGGCCAAAATCTCCACAGAAAACTATTTTTGAATCCTGACCAACCCTAGTTATAATAGTATCAAGTTCATGGAAGTTTAGATTTTGACACTCATCAACTATGATGATACTATTGTCAAAGGTCAAACCTCTAAGAAATGATGTAGATAGGAAGTAGAAACTTCCTTGTGATTTCAAACGATCATATAACATACTGAACGCTTGTTCGTTTGGTTGTTCAAACATAAACTGCATCATATTAGAATACGGTACTTGATATAACGCAGCTTTATCTTCTTCATCGCCAGGCAAAAAACCAATCTCTCTTGTCGGTATAAGTGAACGAACTACTACAACTTTATCATATGGTGTTTCATTTTTAAGAACATCCTGTAGAGCAAGAAATACAGAAACAAATGTTTTTCCTGTACCAGCACAACCAAAAAGAAATTGGTTCTTTCCCTCTTTCCATGTATCAAATACTTGTTTTTGACTATCGGTAACAGGTTTAATATTGGTAAGTTGATTAAGAGTTATATCTTGTTTTTTTGACATTATTTAATTACCTTTTTATTTAATGTAGGTGGAGTGAAGGGGTCTGTTATGGTCTTACAGTAATCTCTGCCATAATTCCCTTCACTCCTGTAAGAACGCTTTAATTATATTAAATTGCAGCTCTTACACTTTTATTTATAATTATTGCACCAGTTGGCCTTGACGATATTCCTTACTTATTGCATCTAAATTATGAGCTTTACCTATACTTGTACGCTTTTTAATTGTATTGAAGGTTTTAAGGTCTTTATTTGATCTATTTGTACCATACTTTTCTGCCATAGGGGAGTTAGGATGTCCTTCAGCAATACGTTGCATATTCTCCTTAAATCCTTCATCTACC